GATGTGTTGCACCATCTGCCAAGACAGAAACTGTTTGACCTTCTAAATGAGTTAATCCTGTAATCGTTGTCGTTGCTGATCCATCATAATTTAATTGTGAATCCAAATAATTAAATGATGTGTCATTTGTTTCATCAAAGTCAAAAGGATTTAAGTATTCAATGTATCTTTTAGTTGAACCATTGATCGTTCTTTTTATGATGACCCATAATTGATATTCAGTATCATCAGTTGGAATGACGGCTATGCTTTCGCATACTGCATTACCTGAATTAAAACTACCACCAAAGATGTGTCTGTGCCAAGCAACTACTTGTTGTTCTCTTTGATAAGTTAAACCAATAAGCTCACCATCAGTTCTAACGCACCAAATGATTTGATTAGGCTCTTGTTGATATGCCATTTGTGTAATGCCAGATTCAGTAATGTGTTCTGCAAGTATGGTCATATCTGGAGCAATGTAACCATCAACGTCAAAGTTATATGCTAGTTCTCTAATTTTTCTTTTAGCTCTTTGTAAGAATAAAGTTACGTTACCTACGGCTAAAGCATCTATGTTAGCTGCTCCGTGATTAGATTGTTTCTTAATTAAAATGTTAGTTGGTGTGATGGCAATATCCGTACCACCTCCTGAAACAGTAAACTCACCACCAGCCGTGCCAACGATTAAAGTTCTTGTTGCCGTCATAAATCTAATGGCATTAACTTGGTTAGATGCAATCGTGTAAATGATGGCATCATCGTCTGCTACAGTTCCGTGATAGTTATCATCCATACTTTCATAGTCACCTGACTTAGAAAAGAATATGGTTTGAGGTTGTTCTCTAGTTGCAGCAAACACTAATCGTTGTTCAAAGAAAGTTACGCAAGATGGATGACCAGTCGTATCTGAGAAAGCACCTAATGCAAAATCAGTTGATGCAGATGAAGAAGATGGAGCAACAACTGAAGTCGCAACCACAACTGTAGAAGAAGTATAAGCTGTAATTTTATAATGACCATCCTTGAAATGAACTAATCTTCCTACATCTGTACTTAGCCAACCTTGATTAGCATTAACACCAGTCGTTGAAGATAAAGTTAAATCACCAGAAGTTCCAACAGTAGTATGAGATGCTGTGATAGTTGTCGTGCTAGTATTATGATCTTGGAAAGGACCATTCGTAAAATCAACTTCAGTTAAAGTCCAAGCTGTATGACCCGTTCTCGATAGCTTTCTAACTGCGTGATTAGGATGACAGATGTACATCACGTCTGCTGATTGAGCATATTTAATATCAAATAGTTCAGCTTCTAAATATGGAGATGATATTTCATAAGCTACACCACCTGATAATATCTGACCATTGTCTTTATAAAATCTTATGTACTGATTTCCAAACTCAAGCATGTAAGTTTGTGTTGTTGAAAATTCAAAAGGAATAAGTCTTGTTTTTTTTGTAGAATCTTTTACTTCTGCTACAAATTGTGTACCTGATCTTCTAGCTGCAGAACCATGAGGATAAACCAACATGTTTTGTAATGTCTTGCAACCTGATGAATATTTAGCTAGATCATTACGACCATCTAATCGTGGTGATAGTTCACCTGCGGTGAAATTTGTTAGTTGTACAGCAACTCTTGCCATAGGTTAAAACCTTGAGTTAATGAAAGTATTTGATTCAATGACATCTGCCATGCCTTTTTCAGGATTTTGATTTTGTCCTTCAGTGGCGTCAACAAACCTAGCTTCTTTTAATTTATCTTGGAATAAATTATACATCGTTGATGCTACAGGGTTAGATGATGTGATGGCATAAGCAATGTCAGCAGCTAAAGCAGCTGATAAAGTTTCTCTCAATAATTCATCGTATTCATTGGGATCGTCAATTCTAGCTATGTACAAAATCTTCATAGTTGAATTATCAGTTAAAATTTTTCTACCTTCTATTTTATAATCTGAATCATAATCTAAGATGGCTAAGACCCTTAAACATTCGGCAGGTAAAGTATATTGTTTGGTAAATCCCCAGGCAGGTGTATCAGTATCTGCTGCTAGTTGAACTCTTTTTTGTAAACAGTTCCAAGGGTGAGATCTAAAAACTGCATCTCTAACTTGAGTATATCTAGCATTACATAGTCTAGCATTTTTTGAATCTTCAGTTAAACTTAATATGGTTGATGCTCCTAATTGATTTAAAGCTCCATTACAAATGTCAACTACTGATGCCATATTTTCTCCATATTTCTTCTTGAGTTAAAGCTAACTCATCTTTTTTTTGCTTGGTTCTATGATTTATATCTTTTTCTGAAATAATTTCAACTAAAGCATAACGATAGACTTTATTATCATTTTGCCATTGAAAGTGTAAAAGTTTTCTTGATTTTTCGTATAAGGTTAAATTTCTAGGATCAAAGTCGCTTATTGTCATTTTAAAAAAAAGAATAAGATGGGGGATTTCTCCCCCACCTAAAAAAAAGAATTATTCTACAACGTAGAAAATTGCAATTTTAAATGTACCAGTTGAAGTACCAGTAGTCGTAATTATGATGTCAGTCTCTGCTGAATATTCATAACCAAAACCAGCTATAGCATTCAATCTAGTAAGAGTAGCAGAAGATGCTGTATCTACAGAAGTAATAAATCTGTCTGCGTCACCGGAATCACCTACAACCGCAGTTGTACCTGTTCCCATATCGTCAGCGTGTAATACTACTTCGTATACGATTGCACCTTTTGGTAATTTAGCAACATTAATTGTTCCTGCTGCTAAAGAAGTTGCTTCGTACTCATCGTACTGAACTCTTAATTTTCCACCCCACTTAGATACGTCAACCATATCTTTAGGAGTGTTTTGCGTTAATTGGTAATTTGTTCCATTCGCCATAATTTATCTCCTTTGGTTTACGCCTCGTAGGCTTGGACTTCTACAACTTTTTCTTCTTCCATTCTAGTTGAGCCGAAAGAAGCACAGTAGTAAACTTGAGTAGCGTAACCTTTGTCAGCTCTCTCGTCTATTCTAGCCATTACATCTTTACCAACTCCTAGTGCAAGACCGTCTTGAGCAAATGCAATGCATTGTCTCATAGATCCTGTTGTAGTTAGTCTGTTTGACATTATAAAATTAAACCCTAAGAACGAGTTAATTTCACCATTAGCTAATGCTTTAACTGTGTTGAAATCTGAACTTGTTACTTGAGTTGTACCTAATAAATCATCGATCTGTTTAGGACCAACAACTATGAATCTAGGAATTGAAGGATCAACATTGTTTAAATCAAGAATCTTCTTAGTGTTTCTTAATTTAGCAATAGTTAAACCATCTGTACCAGCTTCAACTATCTTCTGTCCAGAAGGTAGTGGAGTTGATGTACTTCCAGTTTCACCTGTGTATGATGTGCCTAAAGCGGCAGCAATGATTTCATCATCCATAGCTCTACCCATAGCGTAAGCTGCAGCTTGAGCATAAGATGATGTTGGGTCGATTAACATTCGTACTTTATCTTGATCATCGATAAGGTCAGCAAATTCGTAATCCACTAAAGATACTCTTCTTCTTGCATGAGGAGTATCGATTTGTGGAGTGTCTCCGTGCCTGCTAGTTCTTTTGATAGCAGTTACAGAACCCACTTGATCGAAAAATGCATTCTTACCAACAACGCTTTCAAGACGAACTTTATCTCTCAATAATGAACCCATTTGTTGAGATAGCATTTGTACGTTAGCTGAATACTGCTGTACAAAAGCTGTTGTTACTTGATTAGACATATTTGTCTCTCCATTGTTAGTTTGTTAGTATTATAAACAATCAGAGAGGTTCTCCGTCAAAACTGACAGGCATCTCTTGGATTTAAAGTCTTTTAGACTAGAGTCTATTCCCTCTTGTCAGTAAGGTTCTTTTTAGGAATTGTCTTACCTTTTACCCATTTATAATATTCGTTGGCAATGATCAAGGGATTATTTTTTTGATACTCCGTACCATTTTCCTTAACGATACGAAGTATCTCTAATCTTATTTCTTGATCATTCAAATGATCATTATCTGGCATTGAGCATTTCTCTTAAAGTTAATACTTGTTGTACCATCTTCGTATGATCAGGATGAGACTTGTTCCAATAAGGATTTGACTTATCATTAGTAATTCTTGATATTTCAGTTTCAAGATCCTTACCTTGATTAACGCTTTCGCTTTCAGTTGATACCATACTATCTTCAGATAGAAGATTAGCAATCTTAGCAAAGCCTTTAATGATCTCAGGATTATCTCCTAATCTTGAACCATCCTTTAATTGCATGTCTAAGATTTGTGAGTTTAAATTAGCTTTTGCAACCGCACCCGCTTTCTTAAGGTTATCATCATAAGCTCTACCCCATTCTTGTCTTAACTGTTGTTGAGATTGTTCTTTTGCAGTTTCCATATCAATTTGAGATTGCTTGGCAGATTGTTCCATTGAGTTTTTATAAAACTCTAATATTCCTTGTGCCTGTTTATTATTTAAACCTAACTTATGAACATTGTCTGCATATTGTTTAATGACATTGTCAGCAAAAGGTATGACTTCTGATTTAACATCAAACTTATATTTGTCTGGTGATTCAGGTCTGCCTAACTTACCATATACTTCGTTCCATTGATCTTCAGTAGAGTTTTGATTTGGAATAACCACTTTATCTGAGCCAATCATTCTTGTAGCATTGATGTAAGACTTAGCTAATGCATCAATCTCAGTAAACTTAGCAATGTTAGGATCGTTTCTAAATTCTTCTGAAATAATATCTTTCCAAGATTTCGCTACGGTATTGGTTTGTGTCGTAGTGGAAGATACAGGTTGTTGAGTTGTTTCTGTTTTAGTTTCTGTAGATGTCGTTTCTACAGGCGAAGCGGTTTGCTCCGTTATCTGTGTTTGTTCTGACATTTTTATTTTCCTTTTTCATTATCATTTTGCAGCATTGATTTAATAAATAGAAGAACGCTGCGTTGTCCTTCCATATATGCACTTTCATGACTATCACCTTTGATGTTAGTCGTATGATAGAAGTGACATCTTTTTTCTAAATCAGATAAGACTTGCTTACCATCATCTGAATTAAAAGTTGCTTTGTAGTTAGTTCTTAAACCATGAACGTATTGTTCAAAATGTTCTTGTTTCTTTTTTGCTTCACCCATTATTATTCACTAGCCACTAATGCTTTTGCTTCTTCAGGTAATGCTTTAGCAAGTGGTGCAATTTGACCACCAGCTTGTGCTACTTGTTGAAGTTGTTGCATCTGTGCCATTTGCTCCTGTTGTTGCTGTTTCTGTTGTCGTTCAGCGTTCAACTGTGATCTTGGTTTTAAAATCTTTTGAGGTACACCTACAATGTCTGCAAGGTGTCTTACTAGATTATCCATATTCACATGATCGAACACGGGAGCTACATTAGCTAAACTTCCCATGATTTCAATGGCTCTCATGATTGATTGTAACTCTGTGGATTTCTGTGCTTTAGCTAATGGTGATACATATTCAATTTCAATGTCTTGTCCTGATAAGAAATCAGGTGCAGGTCTAAATTGATTCTTTCTAAGTAGAATGTTGAAAGCTCTATCAATAAGTGGTTTTAATAATTCAGATTGTAATCTACCTAAGACTGGACCAAGTAATCTCATCTTCTCTTCGTTTCTTTGAATCACTTCCGTTGCAGTCATTTGTGGACCATTTTGCATCATCAGTTGATTTACATAGAAAGCATTTCTAATTGAGTTTCTTCTTTGCTCTTCCATGTTCAATCCTAATGGTGTGTTTGCACCAATGTTTAATGGTTCAATTCTATCTCTTGTTCCTGCTCTGTAAAAATTTAATCCACCTGGAACGGTTCTGACTGGTAAGATGAAACCATCATCAGGAACTAATAAAGGTGGGTCAACTTGTTTTTGTGCAGACTTAATTGTAGTCTTTGACATTTCATTTAACATCTTCACATCAGGTAAAGCTGTCATAGCAGGGGATCTACCATAAATTTCGTGAGATGCTTTTAAGTATCTTGGTACGACAAAAGGAAATTCTCTAAATCCTGATACAGATAATTCTTCACCTTTTGCTGTCATATAAACAGATTCAAATGGCATGTTCTTCTTATCTTGTTTGCTAGGATTAAAATCTGCTCTAGGATAAATGGCGTGAATAATATCCATCTCTTCGTATGGATCTTTGTTAGCCATTGTTTTAATTTCTGGTGTTACGTTTTGAAATTTTTGCATGATGGCTCTTGCTGATAATTTAAACTTTCTAAAGACAGTATCAATTCTACCTTTATCATTTTCAGCAATAAAGATTTCATTAATGTGTCTTGTAGAAAATTTTAATAAATCTTCATCATCTTCTTCAATGAACATAGCGGCTGTACCAAAAGTAATTAGGTCGTGATACAATTCAAATATTTCTTGTTGGAAGTTTGATCTATTGAATGCTGTGTACATGATGTCCGTTGCAGACTCTAACCATTCTTTAGCTTCATCTTCTTCTGAAATTTCTTCTGATTTAAATCTTAATGAAAACCAAGGAGTCGATGGGTTTGTTAGCATACCATGTAAGGATGCCGCCAAAAGTTCTACAGCTTGTAAAGGTGATGAATCAAAAATTAGTTCAGTTCTTTTATCACCTCTTGATCTTAATTTAGTAACGTCTGCTTTTCTTGGCATCATGTAATCTGCTACTTCTTGCCAATGCGTTTCCCAATTATTTCTTTGAGTGCTTAATCGATCAAATCTTTTTAAAAGTGCTTTTGTTAAATCTGTTTTTGCCATTATTGTCCTAATAAAGTTTTAGTTCCAAGAGTTGTTTGATCTTCTAAACCTGTTGCACCTGTTAATATGGTAGCTGATCTTCCCTTACGTTTAGTTTTTCTTGAATCATATCCATCCATACTTGTTGCTGTTGACTGAGATACTTCTGCTTGTGTTGGAGCAGGAGTTGGTGGTGATACAGGTTTTATTACACCAGCTTTTGTACCTAATGAAACTACTGCACCCATATTAACTACCTAATAAAGTTTTCTTTTCAACTGTTGCTTCATCTTGCAGACCCATAGCTCCAGTTAAGATTGTTGACCTTCTACCTTTTCGTTTTCTCTCTATCGCTGCTTGCTCTGCCGCAATCTTATCTTTTTCTGCTTGTGATAGTTCTGCACTAGGTGCAGGTGGCAAAGGTTGTACAGGCGGTAGTGATGGCATCTTTGGTGAAAATATTGAACCCATATTAAATTATCCTATATTCATTATCCGCAACATTTTGTGGTGCAGATTGTTTTATGCTTAATTCTTGCAAACCAACACTAAGGTATCTCATGGCATCACAAGCGTGAGATGACCAATCGTGGTTAGGCTTACTTCGAAACATTCGATTTTTATCGATATACTTTCGATGATAGTGTCTTAACGCATCTATTAACTTTTTGCAATGGTCAACATCAATCCAACATCTAGGTAATGTCATAGTCGTAGCATGTATGCCATCCTCTAGTGGTAGTTTAGGAACAACTTTAAATCTAATACCTAATTGATAAGCTACTTCTCGTCTTGTTTTACCATTACTAAAATCAGTTACTTCGATGTCGTGTGGTGCAAAATGATCTTTGTAGATATAATCTTTGCCTTTAACTATTTCTATGTAGTGTGGCATTCCTTGACCTCGTTCTTCATAATAATCTATGATGTTGATTGCTCGACCTAGTTGTTGAAAGAATATGATGGCAGTATGATCTGATACTCCTAAATCCCAAGAAGTGGAGACTGGCAAAGAAGGATCATAAGGTACACGAGTAATTTGTTTTTGGTCATCCATTTTTGCAATGACATCGTTATAGATAGAACCTTCAATGTTGGCTATCCAATCGCATTCAAACTCTTGTAGATATTTCTTCTCACCCATAACCTCTTTTGCTTTTATTAATTCTTCTTCATCTACAATTTTAGTTTCACTTGCCTTGGCTTTGTAGTTAAACCAATCATCCGCACCTTGTGCGTGTTGGTATAGTTCATAAAAGTTATTATTCATTCCTTGTGGTGTACCAATGAATACACAGTAACCTTTTCTATCTGAGAGTGCAGGTCTAATAATCTCAGGAAACAATCTTTCATTGACATTGGCATACTCATCAATTACGCATCCATCAAGGTAGATACCTCTTAACCCATCTGAGTTTTCAGAACCTAGTAAAGTAATTCTAGAACCATTAGGCAGATCTACCCTTAACTCTGTTTCATTAAACTTTGTGTAAGGTATTTTAGCAGTAAACTGTTTCATATAATCCCAAGCAATGGATTTAGCTTGTTTAAAAGTTGGTGCAATGTAGGCAAATCTTGGGTTTTTATTTTTTGATAATAAGGCAGATCTAATCAAATGATTAATCATACAAACTGTTTTGCCAAACCTTCGATGACAAACCAATACATTCCATCTATGATTAGATATTTGTTTATGTAAGTATGCTTGATGTTTTCTTGGAGTATAAGGTATTTTAATATCCATTAGTGTATTCTGTTTGAAACCATGTCGTATTTTTCTAAGTGATAATCAAAATCCATCTTAGCCATCGCATAATGAGCAAACATCTCTGCTGCGTCTTGGTTTTCTAATCCCATAATCTTAATGACTAGGTTATTGCTTTTTTCTTCAATATAAACAATGCAATGTAATCCTTCAGCAGTATAGCTCCACATACATACTACATATAGTAATTTAAAAAAATATTAAACTAAGAATAGTAGGCTTGGCAGTGGAAAAGGTGCAGGGTGGTTTTTGGGGGTATGGGGTCTAGCAAGTTGAAAAAGGTGTGTGTGGCTAAAGAAAGCTATGGCTAGCTGACTGTGGCTAAAGGTGTCCTCAAGTCCGATGTATATATATATCGTAAAGTTACGCCACTTTTGCGGGTGTAGGGGGGTCTGTCACCTGAAAAAAAGCTTTGATCTTTAGAATAAAATAATCAATTTGTCATAACGATAAATTATGATTATCAATAACAATTCCAATAACAATTAATTATCGCTATACCAATTTGATTAATTAATTGTAATATTTTAAAACAATGTGTTACCGATTTGATACACGTAAAACTAAAATTTTGTTTTTGTTGATTAGGATAG